CGACGTAACCTCATTGCAGATGTTCCTTTCATATCCGGAGAAAATGCGTTCCTGCTCCTTAGTGGAGGGTGTTATCTTGGTGACAACGATCTTTGAGCTTTTGCGCATATAGCAGGTGATGAGTTGTTCCAAAGTCATTTCAAACTCCTATCTATGTTCGTCTTCTTGACGTAACCTATTATAGAGCTTTATACTGCACTGTGCAACAAAAAATGTTGCAAAATTTGCAAGTTATAGGAGAAAAAAAAATGGGCAGCTGGTTTGAAATTCATAGAAGCAATTTAGAGTTGTTGAAATCGTATGTTTACCCTGACGGTTTTAAATTAGATTCCGACCGTTATCAAATTGGAGTAAGCTTCGAGTTGCGTCATGAACATTTCGACACGTTTCGCGCCTATGCCCATGCAATGGAGATCATGACACGCGATGGTGTGGAGTACCTGCTACTGGCTGAAGATATGGACGCGATCAATGCCGGGTACTACTACAAATTCGAGCGCGAGGAAGACGGAACTGTCTCCCTATACTCCCATACTCCCAGCTTTTGCGAGAAAGTGCCGTTCTCCAATATCTGCGATTACTTCCGAAAGCCCGTTTATAGGAGGTCTGCCCATGTCTAAGAGAGTTATACTAGGCGACAAGGTATTTCCGTCTCAGGCGCGGGCTGCGGCCTATGCGGGCTGCGACCGCTCCACCATGCAGCGCGCCATTAAACGGGGAAGCGTCGTATGGGTAAGCCCCTTGCACCGCTATGTGCATCCCAAAGCGGTGTCATCGGATGTTACGGGCGTCCCCTACGATGGCGAAATACCTTATGAGGTCGTTACTGATACCTTGACGATCTCGTGCCCGTGCTGCAGAAACTGCTTCGAGGTGAAAGTGAGTCTGGAATGATCTATGCAATCAAGACTGACGATAATAAGACGGTCGCGACAATGGACTATGTTAGAAATGCCCAGGTTTTATACAACATTTTGCGCGAGTATGCCAAAAACTCCGACACTCATAGCGCAGTTCTTTATTGCTTGGGTAATCCACTGTTATGCTGTTCGTATTACTTGAAAGATCGGGCAAATCTTGATCGCACAAGATGGAAACCGACATTTCACATTGTAGCTTTTAACAAATTGCAAAAGATAAGTGCCTCCGAGGCTAAAAGTCGACTTAAGTTGCTGTTGGAGGTGCGCGCATGATGGAATCGATCTATCTCATAGAAGTCTGCCTGCTCCTGCTCATTCTCGCCGTATCCATCCTCTGCTGGCAGGTGGCGCGTCTTTTGGAAAGTCTTGACAATGTTTACAGGCGGGAGGAAATACTCTACCGCATCCGCACCGGGGGCATGATAGACTTCAACCGTCAGATAAAACCGAAGAGAAGGGACAGGCTATGAAAGACGGCGAATGCGTTGTCGGCGTGGTGTGCGCCATTGTCATGAAAGGATGTGTGCTATGACATTCGAGCCGATGGTTTTGCTTTTGCTGCTGGTTATCATCGACTATATAGTCGGAACTATCGGGCACACGTTGCGCGAGGGATTTTCCAGTACGAAGATGCGCGAGGGGCTGGTACACAAATTTGCCTATCTGGTGGTGCTGTGCATGTGCCACATCATTCAGGCGCTTTTGAACTACTGCGAGTTGCCCTATTACTACGGCGATGCTTGTTTCTCGCTTGCCTTCGTTTGGATTTGCGTTACCGAGGTGGGAAGCATTTTAGAGAATGTCGTTCTGCTGAACCCCGATTTGGCGGACAGTTCTTTCTTGCATATATTCGACAAAAACGAGCAGAATGATGAGGTTGGCGGAGATGCAGAAGGTAATTGACGTTTCCTATCACAATGGTTCCATTGACTGGGAGCGCGTGAAGTCAGCAGGGTACCACGCCATTATCCGCTGCGGCTATGGCTCGAATTTCGAGAGCCAGGACGATGAGCAGTTCAAACGCAACGCTAATGAATGCGTACGACTGGGTATTCCCTTCGGTTGCTATCTGTACAGTTACGCCAAGGGCTCGACCCAGGCAATGAGCGAGGCCGAGCACGCTATAAGACTGTGCGCGCCATATCGCGATGCAATGGCCTATCCGCTTTTCTTCGATACGGAGGAGCCGGGGACGGAAGCGGTAAGCGCCTCCCATGCCGTTATATTCTGCACGCGCGTCAAAGCCGCTGGATTTGTGCCCGGTATCTATGCCAGCCAAGCATGGTGGCGTGAGAACCTGTCCAATGTCAACGATTATGTCAAATGGGTGGCGCGTTGGTCTGCAACCCAGCCGGACACAAGCGCCTGGCAGTTGTGGCAGTATTCGGAAAAGGGAAATGTGCCCGGAATAAACGGTAATGTCGATCTCAATTATTCAAGATACACGCTGAAAGTTGCCTCTAATACCGCTTATGTCGATGCAGTCGCAAGCGAGGTAATAGCAGGAAAGTGGGGCAATGGCGAGGTGCGCAGAAAGAAGCTGGGGCGCGTTGCCAACATTGTCCAGCTTATCGTCAACCACGATCTAACGGGCAAATGGACGGGAGTCGATAAAGTGGCCCGCGAGGTCATAGCCGGTATGTGGGGCAATGGCGAAACCCGCAAAAGTAATCTAGGAAGTGCCTATGATGCTGTGCAGAAGCGCGTTAACGATTTACTGAAACAAAAAAGTTAGAAAATACTGTTGCAGAGTTTGATTTAAACAGCTATACTTCATTACGTCGAAAAAAAAGGAGGTGACAAACTCGAATGGAACTGGCTCAAATCGACTACAGAAAGCGCATAGGGCGAACGATAGCCCTCTCGCGGTGCTCGGGGCAGATGGTGCACGACGGGGAGTTCTTCGACGTGTACGAGGAACTGCCCGGGCGATTCACACCCGAGAGGGCAACGCGAAAGCTCCGGCGCGAGCTAAACGACGAATCAATCACGATAAACCATGTTGAAATCGAATCGCACTACTATTCAATGACGCTAGAAGAATTTATGACCCATGCGGAAATCACCGCCTAAACCGAAAAGGAAAGAAATTATGACCCAGGAAATTACCGCCTACGTTGCCGAGCCGACCGAGATTGCAAGTGCCTCTGCCTGCAACGCCGTCCAGGGCGATGTGAACACCTTCGACCTTGCGACTAACGAGGGTAAGCTGGCAACGCTCAAGACGCTCAACAGCGCCGACTCGCTGAACGGCCACGAGGGTGAGATTCTTGACATTGTGGATTGCGTGACCAAGCCCGGTATTCGCAAGAGCCGCGACCCGCGTCTTCCCAATACCCCTTGCACCGATACCTATTTGGTTCTTCTGGATGGCACGGTGCTCATGACCCAGTCCGAGGGCGTTGCTAACTCCGTCCGCGAGATTGCGGCCATGTTCCCTGACTTCGGAAAGGGCTCTCTGCCAGACGGCTGCATCCATGCCGCTTTCGTGGCAAAGGACTTGCCGAATGGCAACACCATCAAGAACCTGGTGCCTCAGTTTTAAAAAACAGGGCACGGATATTCGATGAGGTGCGCCCTCGCCAGAAGGCGGGGGCGTTTTTTCGATAGGAGGAAGTCATGGCGAGAAGGCCGCGCGCGGGACGCGATGCAGCGAAGGAAGAGAGAACCGACGAGATTTACAATGCTCGCCGACGTGCGAAGCGCTCGCTGGAGAGACTTGACCGAGATATAAAGGCAGGCAAGGTAAAGAACACGCGCCAGGTGAGGGCGTACCGTTCCGAGATCATGCGCCAGATATCCGAAAGTTATCAGGGGAAGAATCCGACTGATGCGGATGTGTCAGAAGCCCAGCGCGCTGCTCGGAGCCTCGCTCGTTACACGGTAGGTGCTCGCACAAATGCAGTTCAGCGGCGAAATGTCATGTTCCGAGCCAATATGAAGGCCGGAAGCGCCGGTGCGGGCTCTCTCCCAAAGGAGAACGTGCAGCTGTTTTGGAACGCGACCAAGCACGCATGGGCGGGCCGGGGGCGCGACCGATACGCCAGCATTATGAGCTATTACGGAACCGACGATTTGCAAGCGATCTTCAACGATGTAATGCGCAAGAATAAGGAGGCACTGCGTCGTGCGAAGAGCCTTGCCGGGGCTGGGAGCATCGCCGACACGACCGACGCGGCAAATCCGTTGCAGCAGGCCATGGGAGAGGGCGTAGAGGCAGACGGAAATTACCCCAACGATTTTCTAGCCTACACGGTGCCCGTCTACAATGTCGCGTAAACTCCCATTCAAGGTAGCGGGCATATATGACACGGAAACGACCACGCTCCAAGATGGGGCGCGCTCCGTCGCGTTCCCCTGCCTGTATATCTGCAACGATGTACGCGACGTCGATATAAGCTCCTACGAGGTCGATACCTGCGATGATATCCGCTATTACCGCTATGCGGGAGATGTGCTGGAATGGCTGGGCGACCTCATGCAATGGGGATATTCGGCGGGCGTCGTGCCCGTGGTGTGCGCCTACAATCTCATGTTCGATTTGCAACCGCTCATGCACGATCTGGCGCGAGACTACGAAATTGCGGTGAATGCGCAGTCATCGACCCATGTCTATACGCTCGATTTGTGCTACGAGGGCGATATATGTCTCCGATTATGGGACACCTATTATCTTGAAATGGGCGGACTCGCCGCGATGGGGCGCACCTGCGGACTTGCAAAGGCGCTCGGCGATTGGGATTACAATCTAATTCGCACACCAGAAACTCCCTTGACTGCCGATGAGCTGCACTATGCGGCGCGCGACGTGCAGGTTATCCCCGCATATCTCCGCTGGCTCACTGAGGCAAACGAGTGGCTCGACGCCGATATGCTGGGATGTACGGTGCTCACTAAAACATCGCTGGTGCGTCAGATGGCACAGCGCACCATAGGGCGCGAGGGCGTGACGTTCTCCAATGGTCATCGTCATTCGCTTTTCGATGCCTTCAAAATGACCTGCATACGCGAATGGGCCCCGAATTTTTATTTGTACGCATTGCGCAAGGCTTGCTTCAGAGGGGGGCTGACGTTCACCGCCGCGAACCTCGCCGCTACGGTGCAGACCAATGTGGCGAGCCTGGATGTGACGAGCATGCACCATCTTTTCATAGCGGGTCGCTATATGCCGCGAAATTTCCGTGTGCCGAAAACAGCACAGCCGTTGCAGCGGGTGGCAGAGCGCATATTGGAGACGAGTCGCGCGGAAGTGCTGAGGAGCTATTGGTGCCCGTTTCCGTTCGCTCTCCATGCGCGCATTCGATTCACAGGTATCCGGCTCAGGCCGGGAACCGTCTTCGAGCGCGAGGGAATCGCGCTCATACCCCAGGGGAAATTTACCTCGAAAATCGGCGACGTTGATTTCATGACGCCCTCCGGCGCCGTTGCCGAGGAGGCGACCCGGCAAAGCGGTTGGATGGACTCGGCCACGGGTGCGCGCTTCGCGTTCTCCAAGCTCATAAGCGCCGACGCCGCAACCCTGCATCTGACAGAGGTCGAATTATGGAACCTGTCGCGCGCCTACGTTTGGGACGATATGCGCGTCATCTGCGGAGAGTATTCCCAGAACTTCGTGAAGGCACCGGATTACCTCGTGCTGCAAACCCATGTGCTCTACGCGACCAAGAACGCCATGAAGGAAATTGTCAACCATTACGAGGAGGGAGTGCCCTACGAGCGCCCCATAGGGGCGACGGTGCCCGAGGCCATCGCCGAGGACGTGCGGACGGGTGTCGCCTCGCCTGCGTTTCTAAAAGCCTATTACAATTCGACTGTCAAGGGAATGTTCAATGGCATTTACGGCACACAGGCCCAGGACATAATGAAACCCTCCTACAAGTGTCTCGCCGACGGCACTTTGGAGGTAGACCGTGCGACTGTCGCCAGTCTCGAAACCTACGACGATCTAAAGCCCAAGGCGGTGAAAGTTCTGTACAACTTCGGAAGTCGCATCGTGGGCGGCTCTAGAATGCACCTCGTTATAGCGCTCGAATTGCTCTATGAGGCGCTGGGAGGTCGTGCGAGGGCATGCGGCGGGGACACTGATTCAATTAAGCTGGCATGCGACAGTGATGTGACGGATGCCGAGATACTGACCGCACTCGCGCCGCTGCACCGCGCGGCCCGTGCGGCCATCGATCATGGGAGCGAGCGCGTGCGCCGCAACTTCCCCTATTTGGCGAGCGAGCTTTCAGGCGTCGGCGAGTTCGATATCGAGGATTGCGGTGGCGCGACGCGCTACCCCCTGCACTGGGAGGCATGGAATAAGGCGCGCATGGACAGGGACGCGCTCGGCGCGTACCATATCATCTGCGCGGGGCTGTCTCGTCCCTCTGATCGTTACAATGCCGAGGATTGGGCTCGCGACATGGAAGCGGCGGGTATGGGATTCGAGGACGTGGCATCATCGCTGCTCGGCTATAATTCTGTGGTGGATTACGGACTTTGCTACCACTTGGAGAGAACCCACCCGCACCCCGCCGAACGTGTGCGACGCGATGTGACCGACTGGCGCGGCAATACCACCCATGTGGACGCCCCCGCCTCGGTCGCGCTCTATCCATCTGCCCGCGTCATCGGCGACACAACGAAGATTTCCAATGCCCAGAATCTTCAGTATTTGCGCGAGATAGGGCGCGAGGTGGACGATGCGATGAAGTTTCTGGGGCACAAAGAGGGAGGTGCTTACCTTGACAGAGAGTAAATTCTACGACTGGGGCGACACATTTTCAAAAGACGCATATATGACCATGGTTTGCGCATCGCGCGACGCGGGGAAGACCTACGGGCTGCGCCGTCAATTCGTGCGCGATTACCTTAAAGACAAAAGCCGCTTCGTGCAGCTCGTGCGCTTCAAGACCGATTTGGCACCGGTATCGTCGGGCTACTTCGACAAATTGCAGCAGGGGCCCGACGTGGAATTTCCGAACTACATTTTCAAAACCGACGCGAGCACCGCATGGATTGCCGAGCGTGTGCCCGAGGGCGATAAACCAAATTGGCAGGTAATGGGGTACTTCGGCGCGCTCTCTCAAATGCAGCAATTCAAGCAGCGAACATTCGCGGATGTGTACCGGATAATGCTCGATGAGGCGATCATAGACCGGGCCATGAACCGATTCCAGCGCTATTTGCCCAATGAGTACTACGTGCTGACCCAGATGATCGATTCTGTGAGCCGCGAGGTTCCGGGGGTGCCCCGTAGGCACGAGCCGCGCGTGTACCTGCTTGCCAATGCGCTATCGATGCGAAATCCCTATTTCACGGTGATGGGCATACGCAAGCCGCCCGAGTTCGGAAAAACGTGGTACGAGATTCCCGGGCTGGGGCGTCGCCTTCTGCTCGATTACGTGGAGCCGACCGAGCACACCCGCCGACGGCGCACGGAGACGGTAGCGGGAGCGCTCGCATCGCTCGCCGAGGGCGCGGGCGGTGCCATGGACAACGTTTTCCAGGATGCCACGGGGCTTTTCGTCGGGCGCAAGCCCGCCCGGGCCAAATTCGAGTTCGCGATAAAGGGACGGGGGCACCGTCTCGCCGTTTGGAGCGACGAGCGGGAGGGATATCTTTACGTGACCGCCAAGCTTCCGCGCGATGCATCTCCGCTCTACGCGCTCACCAACGATGACGGGGAGTTCAACGCGCTTTTCGCCAAGCGCAACGAATCGGCGATGCGCTACCTTCTGGAAGTCTACCAATACGGCCTCGTGCGCTGCGATTCCGATGGGACGCGCCAGGCGCTCGCCGACTGCCTTGCGCTCTACGGTCTTCGGTGAGATAATGGGGCTCGCCAGGGCGCGGCGGTGCAGTCGCCGAGTAGCCCGAATGCGGACACCCCGCGTGAAGAGCGCGCCGCACGGGCGGCCCCAGGGTACGGCTTTCAGGCGCGCCCCCGATGCTGTGGCAAACTCCTATCTGCCCTCGCCGCTATCATGTCGGCGGGGGCGCTTTTTTTTCTATCGTGCTATAATGCGCGGAAGGCGAATCCCCGACACGAAAGGAAGATCATGGACGAGGAAAACGAGGAGCTGCGCGACGATATCGAGCGCGTCCGCGGTATCGACGAAGGCGAGGCGGATCACCGTATCGAGGAGTTCCGCGATATCGTGGGGCGCATCGAGGACTTGAGCCGACAGCTCGCCGAGCACAACGACGCCGTCATGCGCCGACTCGACGCCATCCAGGGCATCGCGAGCGACAACGGGGCCGACGAGGGCGCGGGCGAGCCGCGCGAGGAAGATTCCGACGATGACGACGATATCACGGCGCGCGACTGGGACGACCTGGCCGACGAGCTGAACATCTAAAGGAGGTATAACACATGGCACTGACCAATTCCGTGCTCGCTGAGAAAATCTGGCTGGAGGCCGGGAACGATTTCCAGCAGCGCATCCCCAACCCCACCGTGAACAGCTTGGAGGCGACGTGGCGCGCGCTGTTCAAACCGGGCAACAACGCCTATCTAAACCAGTTCATGGACGTTCTGGTCAACCGCATTGCCTACACCTATGTGCGCAACCTCGAATGGACTAACCCGCTGGCCGTCTTCAAGCGCGCCAAACTCAATTATGGTACGACCGTCCAGGAAATCGCGCTCAACTGGGTTAAGGCCCACGCCTACAAGGACGATGTTGAATCCCTGCTACGCTTGCACCGACCCGAGGGCGATGTGGCGTATCACACTCAGAACCGTCAGGACAAATATCCTATTTCGGTAGTGCTGCCTGAATTGAAGAACGCATTTCTGGATGATTACGGCCTGAACCGCCTTATTGCGGGTATCATGCAGGCCCCCGTCAACTCCGATAATTACGACGAGTACCGTATCGCGCTCAACATGCTGGCGACCTACGAGGCCGCCTACGGCTTCTTCAAGTACCCGTTATCCAAGGTGCCGAGCGACGAGGCGAGCGGTAAGGAGTTCTTGACCGCCGTACGTACGCTCGTGGGAATGCTACAGTTCCCGACTGCCCGCTACAATGCGGCGAGCGTGTCGGTGCCCGTGTTCGCCAAGCCCTCGGAGCTGGTGCTCCTCGTGACGCCCGCCGTCGCGGCGTCGCTGTCCGTCGAAGTGCTGTCCAGCATCTTCCACGTGGAGATGGCCGAGGTCAACGTTCGCCAGATCATCGTGGACGAGTTCCCCATTCCGAACACCGTGGCGATGTTGACCACCGAGGACTTCTTTATTCTGCAAGATACGCTGTACGAGAACACCTCATTCTACAATGCCGAGACGTTGGCGACCAATTACTACTTGCACCATTGGGAGATCGTGAGCGCGTCGCCGTTCGTTCCGGCAATCCTGTTCACGGTTGGAGATACCGGCACGACCATTCCGACTGTCAAGCAGGCGGTTACCGGCATCACGGTGACGGGCGCGGCCACCGCCGAGGCGGGCACCGATGTTCAGCTTACCGTGAACCTGACGGGCACCATGACCCCCGCCGGGTACGGCGTCGCCGTGGAGCCCGATGCGGCGCTGTTCGAAGTGTCGGCGGTGACCGCCAAGCCCGACGACGACACCCCCGGCTCGCCTATCGACATCGATCCCATGAAGACCTACGTCGATAAGTTCGCGGTGCTTCATATCGCAGAGGATATGCCGACAGGGGCAGTTGTGACGGTGACGGCCACGAGCGCGTATATCAACCCCAGTGCGACAACGACCAAGTACACGGCGAGCCATGCGGTGACGATCACCGCGCCGACAACCGGCGCGACCGACCCCGTGAAACCGTCCGTGAAGGCGAAGCGCGCGGGCAAGGGCGCGAGCGGCACGACCGACTCCCACGGCACGGAGACGGCCACGACCGCCCAGTAAGCGCGAGGCCGCGACCTGATGGAATGAGGGCACCTTATCAAGGTGCCCTCGTTTGTCTTAAAAGGAGGTATGAAAATGGAGCGAGATTTCCCCCATCTGGCGGACACGGCATTTCCCCATATGTCCAATATCGACGTGTGGAAGTACCGGAACAATTTCGATTACTCGCGCTGGAACGACAACGCGCGCGTAAAGCTGTGCGCCGTCGCCTGGGACGGGGATTACCGGAACGTGGTGAACTGGGAGACGGACGAGGCCCGGGACGCCTATTTCGACAACCTGGACGGCTACAAGGTGGACGAGCCGACCATGTTCCAAGTACAACCCGACGGCACTGTTAAAATCCCCGTGCCGTTCAATGCGGCGACCCAGTGCAACTATCTCGTGTTGGATTATCCCGTTATGCCGACGCCGACCGACCCGGTGAGCTATGCCGCGCCCGCGCGAAATCGCTACCTCTACTTCTGCGAGGCCGTGGAGGAGCTTGCACCGAATACGACGCTCTGCCATGTGCAGCTGGACGTTTGGAGCACCTATATAAACTCCGTGGACGTGTCGGGGATGATGCTCGCCCGGGGCCATGCGCCCATGGCGCAAATCGACGCGGGGGATTATCTTAAAAACCCCTATGCGAATCAGGCGATGCTCACGGCCCCGGATGTGACGTTCGGAACGTTCGCCCGCACGCCCGCCGTCAAATCGCACGTGTTCAACGGGGATGTGCTCGCCGTCGTCACCATGACCGCCGTCAGTTGGGGCACATGGGGCAGCAAGTCGGCGGGGACGTGGCAGGTACCGGCAGAGCCGCTATATTTTGATGATACGCCCAGTTTATTGTCGTTTTGCGTCCCTCCCGACAAATTGGCGGGGCTTTTGTCCGCGATGAAGGCACAGACGCCCCAGGCGTTCCAGACGATCCGCGCGGTATGGTTCGCCCCCGCCGAATTGGTGGCGACGGGCGAGCCTTACACATTCGCGGGGGTATCGGTAGCCCGCGTCATGGCGCGCCCGTGGCAGACCTTCGAGGTGTCGGCGTGGAGCAAAACAGATTTCGGATATCCGGCGAAATGCGCCGACATGGCGAAACTTTACACGTACCCCTATGCGCGTATCATGGCGCATACCGATACGGGCGACGTCGAATTGAGAATCGAGGAGACCGAGGGGGACATCTCCGTCGCCGCGCGCCTGAACTTGGCGGGCCCGTTCATCGCTGTGGATACCTACGTCCACCTGGGCGGCGCGTCGGCGTCCCTCGCGTTCTCCGCTACGAGTGCTATCGCCATGCCCTGGGCGGGCGACGCGCTGCGGACGCTGCAAAGTCTTGAAATTCCCACGTTCGCCGTCTACCTCGACGCTGGAACGGTCAACGATTACGCGACGCACTTCGATCGCGCCCAGGCGGAGACAGCATTGCAAAATGCATACACCTCGGCGACTGCGAGCGCTCAGACGGCGCTTACCAACGGAGAGGCTTCCGTGGATTTATCGGTTGCCAATCTGGCGACGTCAGTTACAGCGGCAACAACTGTTTTAGCCGAATCGCAGGACATGGAAACAACAATCCTAAATAATACAATCGAAGTAAACAACATACTCACCAACAACGCGAACTTACTCACGCAGACGATCACCGACGCCAACAACGAAGTTGCAGCGGTCAGCAATATGAACAACGTTAATGCCTCCGTCCAATCGGGACAGCTTGCCTTGGGGATGGGTGCGGCCCAGGGGCTTGGGCAAGTTGCCAGTATGGATTTCGCAGGTGCGCTGACCACCGCGGCGAGTAACTTTCAATATGCGTTCAATCAAGCGACTTCGATGCAGGCGAACACCGCGAACGTGGGAATAGCCATCACCACGCGCGAGGAGATCACCACGGCCACAAAACAATCGAATAGCGTTAGAAATACAGAGGGCAACCAATTGAACCTCATCAACACGCGACGCAAGCAACGGGCCGAGGCAACCAACCTGAGTACAGAGACGACAAGTCAGACCACGCAGAACAACCGAAGCGCAGGGGTCAATAAAGCCAATATGCAGCGCGCCTATAATACCAATGTCGCCAATGCCGGGCGCGGGCGAGACACCGCTCGAAGTGCAATATCCAATCAGATCAAACAAGCCGCCTTGGGCGCGCCGTTGGAGGGCGGGGCGTTCTCCAACGGCTCCACAGCAAGCACGCGCCCGTTGGGATGGGTCTTCGAGGTGCAAACCCAGGACGAGGGATCAATCATGGCAGCGGCGTCCCATTTCGCGCGGTACGGCTACGCATTGGGGCAGTACTGGGATTTCCAGGGCTGGCAGCTCATGCGGGACTACACCTATTGGCAATGCGATGATGTCTGGATCATCCCCCGCGCGTGCACGCAGGGCGCGGCATCGCTGATCCGCTCCATTCTGATCGAGGGCACGACCGTATGGCGCGAACCTGCTATAATTGGCAAAACCGACATATGGGAGAACTGACATGGGACGAAAGAGGCACGGAAAGAACGACCCCCGCTATTGGCAGAGCGCGGCGTACAATCAGGAACTGGCGCTCATCTACGAGGATTGGCTCATGGGGCTGGCGCTGTCGCGCTTCCGCTGGGAGGGGTTGCCGGACACCTGCGATGCGCGCTACCTTGAATGGACGCTTCTGACAGAGGGCATAGCCACCATCGCGAACCGTGACGGACGCTGGTACTCGCTCCAGGCGATACAGCAGGGAGCACCAAACAAGTACGATCTGCCGCGATCCTGGCGAGCCATGGGACAGTGCGGACGCCCTAACTTCGACTGCGACTGGGGAAACGGCGTCGTGCTCTACGACAACCTGATGCGAAGCCCGCTCATGTGGAAACTGACGGTATTCGCACGCCGTCTAGCGCTCTGCGACCGTACTTTCGACATCAATCTGTTGCAGCAGCACAAGCCCGTTGCGCTCGCCATCGACGAGAACGGCGTGGAGGAGCTGGACGGTATCAACATATTCAAACAGCTATACGGCGGTGAGCCCGCTATCTTGGGAACCAAGCGCCTTAAGACGCTGGCCGAATCTGTTAGCGTCCTGAACCTCAACGTACCTTTTATCGGCGAGGAGTTGCAGACCGCCCAGGGCAATATCTGGACGCAGGTATATACCCTGCTCGGCATCGACGCACTCACTCAGAAGAGCGAGCGCATGATAGAGGACGAGGTGACGAGCCTTCAATCTCCCGCCGAGATAAACCGCTTCAATCCGCTTCTGGCACGGCGCCAGGGGCTTGAGAAGCTTAACGAGCGCTTCGGTCTCGACGTGCGCGTGTACTGGGCGAGCGAATGGGAGAGCGCCAACTACGACTATTCGCACAAGCTGGAAAGGATGGGCGATGATGGACTGCTCGCAGGTAACTAGCCTGACGCCGTTGGAATGGCCGCGCGACTTCCATAGCGTGGTGACTATTCAACTTGGCGAGCTGATCGAGGCGGGTTGGGTGGATTGGGAAGAGCAAAGCTGGACGTGGGATTACTACAGTGTGGAGCAGTACAAACGACTTTGTCCTATGATCGAGGCACGTTTCTTCTACCGGGAAATCGGAATCCTCCCCCCGGGCCGCTGGAAACAGCAGTTTATGCGGAAGATGAATGAGATCATGCCGAAGTACAAAAAGCTGTACAAGTTGGAAGAGCAAGGGTTAGATCCCCTCCAAACCTCCAACACTTACGGAAAATCCCGAGACATTCACAGCGAATTTCCCGAGACAATGCTATCGGGGAATTCCGATTATGCCAGCTCCGGAAATGATCGTGAATTCGAGAATATTACCGAGGGCGACGTGCTGGACAAGTGGGAGCAAATTCAGAACCGTTTCAAAACCGTGGATGTTATGATATTGGAAGAGTTAGACGAGCTGTTCACCTGTTTGCTCACGGTGGACATGGACGCATTTTAAGGAGGTGCACGATGGGACAGTGCAATGTGGGCGATTTCGTAAAGTTCGCCCCGAGGTGGTGGGCCTTCACCGACTACACCCCGGTAATTCCGAAATTCTACTGGGATGTGTACTCGCAAGAGGAGCGCATTAAGGCGATTTGCGAACACCTGTGGAAGACCATTTGCTTCAGCGAGAACACGGCGGACAACTACCAGGCCGTGCTCGACGCGCTGGACAAGTTGCAAGCGGAGTTCGAAAAGTTCCAAGAGTCGGGTTTCAATGACTACTATGAGGCTCAGGTGAGGGAATGGGTTTCGGAAAACCTCGATTACGTCTTCACGCAAGTAGCGAAGCAAGTTTACTTCGGTCTGAACTTAGAAGGCTATTTCGTGGCGTATGTTCCCCAGTCGTGGGATGATATCGTCTTCGACACGGGTCATGTATATTCCGAAGACACTTATGGGCGTCTCATTCTGAGATGGGATACGGAGCCGGATAATACCGAGACAGTTAATCAGATGCCGGAGATCGTACGTTAGGAGATAAAATGACAAATCCAGGAAACCTCACAGACGAGCAAATGCAGGTGTTGGCCCAGCGCATCGCGGCTATGGCGGACACGCCCACCGACGCACCCGCCAAAGGCGTCCGTCAGTACGTCGGCGCACGCTATGTGCCCGTGTTCGCGAACCCCCTTGAGTGGAGCGATACGCGCGAGTACGAACCGCTAACCATCGTAACCTATCAGGGCAATAGCTACACCTCAATGCAGTATGTTCCCACGAGCATCAGCCTTGCTGATACTACCTATTGGGCGCTTACCGGAAACTTCAATGCGCAGGTGGAGGCGTATCGGGCAGAAGTGAGGGCCTTCGACGATCGCATTAACGCAAATGCCGCTGCAATTAGCGCAAATACCGCTGCAATTAGCGCAAATACCGCTGCAATTAGCGCAAATACCGCTGCAATTGCACAAGAAAAAACGGATCGCACTACGAATGTAATGTTGGCATTCGGAGACAGCTACGGAGTGGACACTATATCGCAAGCCCCCGTGTGGTGCGAAATTACCGCGAATAAGCTCCAAGCGACTGAATTGCATAATTACTGTGTGGGCGGTGCCGCCTTCAACACTACTAAGGAAAAAAATTTCTTTGTTCAAGTAGACAAGGCTATTTCTGAAATTAAGAACCCCGAATATGTGAAATATGTCGGAATTGTCGGAGGAACAAACGACGGATCAAACTCCATCACCAATGCAATAGTATCGCTGGTCGCCAAGATCAACAGCGCTTTTCCCAATGCCGTTATCGGAATCGGTTTAAACGCATCGAAACAGGATATTCTATCTTATGGGGCTAAGCAAAAGCGAATTGCAGCGCTTAATCTGAACGGTAACTTTGCCACACCGGTTTTCATCGACAGCGTTGTATACACGCAACTTGCTGATGGCTGCATGATGGACGACAACATCCACCCCACCGCTAAAGGATCTAACCGCATTGGAACCCTTATGACGTGTGTTCTAAAAGGAGCGATTGGGAGCGTTGTGGCAACTAATGAAGCAGTAAACCCCCAGATTATTTCCAGTAAACTCCGCAATTTGGTTCCAACTATGATCGGGCGTAGAATTCAGTATACCGGTTCCATTAATGCAACCCCTTCAGCAATGGTTGACCTAACAACAATCTACCCCGATACGATTAAAGGAAGCACGTACATCAACGATGACAATGTAACTATCGTGGGATATATCACTACTGGCAGCTCAAACTACCCTTCGCTGCGTATCAACTCCAGCTTCACGGGAGTGG